ATGCTAAGTTTGCAGGTCAGGCGCAGGCTAGACTAACTACATACGCTGGAAAAATGGATTTATTAAAAGTAGCAAGCGAAAATGTTAAAGAAGAAATAGGTAAAGGCATATTAGGTGCACTTGACGCATTAGGTAAAGATACAAATATTAAAGATACAACTAAAAAGATGGAAGCATTAGGTAAGCAGACAGGCTACACTATTACAGGTTTAGGAGTATTGATTGCAAAATTAGGTGATATACCTGGTATTGGTTTAATAGGTAAAGCCTTTTATGAAACAAGCGCATTAGGATTATTAGCTAGGCTTGGTAAAGAAAACACACCAGCAAGAGAATTGCCAGCTAACGAACAACGCAGCGCAGGCCGTATATCTAGTCAGCAATTTAGAATAGAAATTAGACAGAAAAAAGAATTAGACAGACTAAGAGCTTTAGAACTAGCAGCGTTAAAAAAGAAAACAGCTGTAGATGAATTACGAGACAAGTTTGATTTAGAGCGCATAGGACTTACAGCTGCATTAAACGCTGCTACCGATGAAGAAACTAAGTTACGCCTTAAATCACAACTCGCAATCCTAGATAATAACGAAGCTTTGGCTAAGAAATTTTTAGCAGAGATGAACGCTGCAGAAGCTGCGAAGAAAATGGCCGAAGCCATGGCAGCAAGTGCTGCAGCATTAGAAGCTGCATTTAGAGCAACCATAGCAAGACTTGCAATTTATGATCCAGTAAGAAACATAGCACCAGGGCAGACTGGCGGAATGTCTAACGTACCATCTACGCCATTTATGGGTACACCTTTTGGTCAAGCAGGTGGCAACACAGGCCCAATAACTGCTACGCCTGTAAATGTAACCTTAGAGTTAGCACCTAATGCTGGTGAGTTTGGTCAGTTAATTTATAACTCATTTTTAATAAATCAAAAGAATGGTTTAGCACAGACAGTTAACGGCGGATTATAATGGCTTTGCCTGTAATAAACGCAATAATTAACTTTAGCACTGGGCCTAGTTTTGCTCAGGCTATGATAATTGACCAAGGCATATTAGGCGTTAACGTATTAGCAGATGCAGCAGCTGTAATTGTAGATGTATCAGATAAAGTAAATCGTGTTGTAACTAGCCGAGGTCGTAATGCATTATCAGATCAATTTCAAACAGGCGAACTTACTTTACGCATAGTAGATCAGAATGGCGATTTCAACCCACAAAATGTAACTGGGCCGTATTATAATCTTTTAACACCGATGAAAAAGGTGCAGATTACTGCTACCTTTAACAGCGTTACTTATCCTATCTTCTCAGGATTTATTACAAGCTACGTAACTACTTATCCTAAAGATGCAGAAGAAGTTGCATATACTGAAATTAAAGCTGTAGATGCATTTAGGTTAGTTTCTAATGCACAAATTAGTACGGTCACAGGTGCTACTGCAGGCGACTTGTCAGGCACACGTATTAACGAGATATTAGATGAAATCGACTGGCCAGCGACTATGCGTGACGTAGATGCAGGGCTTACTACTATGCAGGCAGACCCAGGTACTAACCGCACAGCCTTAGCAGCCTTAACTACCGTTGCCACGTCAGAGTATGGCGCACTATATGTAGATGCTAATGGCTCGTTTGTATTCCAAGATAGAGCAGTAACTGTCGGATCTATTGCAGGCACACCTACAGTTTTTGCAGATAATGGCACAGGTATTGTTTATTCTGATGCATCATGGATACTAAATGACACGTTAATATTTAATAAATCTACTATTACTAGGGCTGGTGGCACAGCACAGGTAGCAACTAATCAAGCATCTATAGATAAGTATTTTTTACACAGCTACTTTCTAGACAACTTGCTTATGCAGACAGATGCAGTAGCCCTAGATTACGCTTTGGCTTATACAGCTAGTAGAGCCGAGACAAGCATACGAGTAGACTCCATAGTGCTTGACCTATACACGCCTAACTACGATACAGGCATAGTTGCAGCCCTAGACCTAGATTTCTTTGACCCTATAACCATTATAACTACGCAGCCAGGCGGATCATTGCTAGAAAAGACCCTACAGATTTTCGGTGTGCGTATGAACATATCACCGAATAGTTGGAAAACAACCTTTACAACACTAGAACCTGTCATAGATGGGTTTATAATAGGCAACGTAGATTACGGTGTCTTAGGGCAAAACGTACTTTCTTATTAAGGAGCAATAATGGCAACAGGATTTCCAGCATCAACAGGTGACGTACTTACCTCTGGCATGTTCAATGGTTTAACTTCATTTACAGTAGGCACTGCCAACACTGCAGATTACACAGCTGTACTTGCAGACCAATACCAGGTATTACAGATAATGAACAAAGCCACAGCTATAGCATTTAAAATTCCTACGGATGCATCTGTAGCATTTCCAGTAGGTACAGCAATTACAGTATTAAATATTGGTGTGGGTACTTGCACAATTAGCGCAGTGACACCAGGCACTACCACAGTATTAAGTGCTGGTGGTACTGCTGCATCACCAACTGTTGCACAATATAAATCTGCAGTATGTATTAAAACAGCTGCTAATGCTTGGTATGTAGTAGGTGCTGTTGCATAATGATAGGTAATATAATTGCAGGACTTACTTTCGTACAACCACCAAAAGCCACTGGTGGCACTGTCACAACCGATGGCGTTTATGTTTATCACACTTTTACAAGTAACGGCACTTTTGCGCCATCACAAAACTTGACAGTTGACTGTTTAGTAGTTGCTGGTGGCGGTGGCTCAGGCTGGAACGGCGGCGGTGGCGGCGGTGCTGGTGGACTTAGACTTTTAGCAAGTCAAAGTATTAGCACTAATCAAACAGTAACTATTGGTGCAGGTGGTACTGGCGGTACAGTTAATGATCCCAATCCAGGAAATAATAGTTCTTTCGGTTCAATATCAGCTAGTGCTGGTGGCAAAGGTACAGGTAATGCCAGTCCAGGAAATGGTGGATCTGGTGGTGGTACACACAGAACAGGCACAGTAGGAACTGGCAATACTGGCGGCTATTCACCCGCAGAAGGAAATTCTGGCGGACAAGGTTCTAGTAGTGGTAATTCTAACGGCGGCGGTGGCGGCGGTGCAGGTGGTACTGGCGGTGCTTCAAATGCTAGCGGCTCACCTGCTGGTGATGGTGGAGCAGGAGCAAGTAGTTACAACAGTATTAGTTTTAGTACTTGGCTTACAACAACAGGCGCGGGCGTTGGTGGATTATTAGCTGGTGGCGGTGCTGGTGGGGGAAATCCAACTGGCGGAACTGCAACTGGTGGGGGTGGTAATGGCGGCGGTGGAACAAATGTTTCTGGAACTTCTGGAACTGTAAATTCAGGCGGTGGCGGTGGTGGCGGAAGCGAAGGTATAGGTGCTGCTGGCGGTGCTGGTGGCAGCGGAATAGTTATTGCGAGGTATCCCGTATGAGTCATTGGGCAGAAATAGATAACAATAATAAAGTTATAAGAGTTTTAGTTGGCGATAACAATGATCCTAATGGCGATGAAGGTTATCAATGGTTAATAGATAATCTTGGTGGCACTTGGATTAAAACTTCATATAACGGAAAAATTAGATATAACTTTGCTGGTATTGGTTATAGTTACGATGAAGATCGTGATGCATTTATAGCAGCAGAACCTGATAATGCTATTGGCTTTGATGAAAATACTTGTCGGTGGATAGTACCTGAGATTGAGTTATGAAGCCTTGGCTTTGTGCAGCTGGTGTGCAGTTAAGAGATCAGATTGATACGTGGTACCAAGATCGCCGCACTACCTCTGATGGGTGGCTGGGCGATGCTCGTCATTCCACCAGAAAATCGGATCATAATCCAGATGCAGGATGTGTCAGAGCCATTGATGTGGATTCTCGCTTGGATTCATCCGAAGGGCTCTCAGTATATTTGGCTGACCAGATCAGAATCTGTGCAAAAACCGATAAGCGCATATCTTACGTAATCCATAATGGCATGATTGCAAGCAAGATACTTAATTTTAAGTGGCGTAAATATTCTGGATTTAACAAGCACACAAAGCACATACATATCAGCTTTACAAAGTTAGGCGATAAAGATAGCAAGCCGTTTAATATACCACTACTAGGGGGTAACTTATGAAAATCAGTAAGAAGCAAAAAGCAATACTTAAATCCTATTTTAGGGGTGTGCTTGTATCATTCTTAACATTCTTAGCCAGTAATGAGTTAGGACTAGATCCAGTTATATCAGTAGTAGTGGCCGCACTTGCAGGCCCAGCAGCTAGGGCTTTAGATAAAACCGATGATGCTTATGGCCTCGGTGCAGATGAAGCATGACACCTGGCGAGTGGGTAGCATTAGCCGTTGGCGTATGCGCCGTATGTACAAGTTTATTAGTGGCTCTACGTTGGGTTATTAAGTCTTACCTA